CTATACTATCAAGCCGAGGACGAAAACCGGAAAGTAATTTCTGTACGAGTTCTTAGCTGAAATTACCCTCGCCGCGACGATGTCGGACTCCTCGACGTTTGAAAACAGAGGATTACCCAGGCTCGTCGCTTTGAGATAATAGACTAAGGCAACGATCAAGAACGCCACAGCGGAAACACCAATTGCCAGTCCAATACGAAACCGCCTCCGACGAGATTTCGCACTATCCCTTGATCCAGAAATGCCTGAGTCTTTAAGATCTTCTCCGCTTTCCAGTGTGTCGGCGAATCCCTTGAGGCCCTGGATAATCTTTTCTTCGGCAGAGGAAGTTCGCTTGGATTTGGCCATTGTCTTCGCTCCCGTTTTAATGGAGTGGGTGACGTGGTGGCTATTTCACCACAAAATTCACCAACCGCCCCGGCACCACGATCTCCTTAACGATCGTCTTCCCTTCGATCAGTTCCGCAATCCGCGGGTTGGCCTTGGCTGCGGCCGCAAGCGTCTCGCGGTCGGCGTCGGCTGCAACTTGGATCTTGGCTCGTAGCTTGCCTTTGATCTGCACGGGCACCTCGATGGTATCTTCGCGAATGGCCTCTTCGTCGTAAGTCGGCCAAGCCTCGCGGGCCAGTGTGTCCCCGTGGTCAGAATTACCGCGTCCTAACAACGCCCAAAGTTCCTCGGCAATGTGCGGCGCAAACGGTGCTACCAGCAGCACGATTTTTTCCATGGCCGAGCGCGGGCGAACTTCTTGCTTGAGGAAATAGTTCGTAAACTCCATCATGCGTGCCAGGGCCGTGTTGAAAGCCATTTGGTCCAGGTCATCGGTAACGGCCTTGATCGTCTTGTGCAACACCCGGTTGGATTGCTCGTCCAGCTCGACGTCGGCGATGGCCTTGTTGAGCGTGATGGTTTCCGCCCGCTCGTCGACGATCATCCGCCACACGCGGTCCAAAAAGCCCCGCACGCCGCTCACGCCGTCCATGCTCCACGGCTTGACGGCTTCCAGTGGGCCCATGAACATCTCGTAGAGCCGCAACGAGTCGGCCCCGTATTCGGCCACCACATGGTCGGGGTTGATCACGTTGCCGCGACTCTTAGACATCTTGTGCGCGCGGCTCTCGACCTTGATCTTCGGCTCGTCCTTAACGACAAAAGAATCGCCCACCTTCTCCACCGCCTCGGGCTCCAGCCGCACGGCAGTGACAGGCCGCGCGTCCTTTATAGTAACCGTGTTGCCTTCGATATCGGTCTTAACGTCGGCCGTCGACACCCAGGCCGAATTGTCGTCGGTCTGATAGCCCGTGAATTCCATCTCGCCCAAAATCATGCCCTGGTTGACCAGCTTCTGGAACGGCTCCTTGGTGCTGATATAGCCGCGATCGAAAAGCACCTTGTGCCAGAACCGCGCGTAGAGCAGATGCAAAACCGCATGCTCGGCCCCGCCCACATACAAATCTACCGGCATCCAGGCCTTCTCGATCTCGGGATCGACCAGCGCCTTGTCGTTCTTGGGATCCAAAAACCGCAGATAGTACCAGCACGAGCCGGCCCATTGCGGCATGCTGTTCGTCTCACGCTTGTAACGCTTGCCATCCACAGTCACATACAGCCACTCGTCGGGCGCGGCGTCCAGCGGCGGCTCGGGGCTGGCATGCTCGGCGTCAAACTTCATGCCCTTGGGTAAATCGACCGGCAGATCCTCGGCCGGCACGGTTCGAATCCGCCCGGTCCTCTGGCCATCGTCGTCCAACTCGTGCAAAACGGGGAAGGGCTCGCCCCAGAAATGCTGACGACTGAAGAGCCAATCCCGCAGCTTATAGGCCACCGCCGCCCGGCCCAGACCCTTGTCCGCCAGGTCCGCGGCAATCTTTTCTTTGAACTCGGCCGTGGCCAGCCCGTCGTAAGGCCCAGAGTTAACCGCCGTGCCATCGGCCGTGGAAACCTGTTGCCCGGCCAAAACCTTTTTGCGATCTACGTCGTGGCTCTCGCCCGGATCTACCACCGCGATGACCGGTATGTCGAACGTCTGGGCGAATTCGAAGTCGCGCGTATCGTGTGCCGGAACGGCCATGATCGCGCCCGTGCCGTAGCTGATCAAAACATAGTCGGCCACCCAAATCGGAACCGGCTGACCATTAACCGGGTTGATCGCATACGAGCCGGTGAACTCACCCGTCTTCTCCTTGGCCAAGTCGGTACGGTCCAGGTCGCTCTTCCGCGCCGCCATTTCGCAATAGGCTTCGACCGCCTTGGCCCGGTCCGGCGTGGTGAACCGGCCGACAAAAGCATGCTCGGGCGCGACCACCATATAAGTCGCCCCAAACAGCGTATCCGGGCGCGTGGTATACACCCGCAAAACATCGTCGTCCGGCTTGCGCGGAAAACGGCTCTTGCCGCGTTTTTGTGTCCAGTCCTTGAACTCATCGTCGCTCGGCTTGCCATCTTTGCCGGCTTCCGACCCGATGAAGAAATCGACCTCGGCGCCCGTCGAGCGTCCGATCCAGTTGCGTTGCAGGGCCTTGATGCCATCGGACCAATCGAGCCCTTCGAGATCCTTTTCCAGCCGGTCGGCGTAGGCCGTAATCCGCAACATCCACTGCCGTAGCGGCATCCGCACCACCGGGTGATCGCCCCGTTCGCTCAGCCCGCCGATAACCTCCTCGTTGGCCAAAACCGTGCCCAACTTGGGACACCAGTTGACCGGCGCCTCGAGCTGATAGGCCAAACGGTGCTCGTCCTGATACTGACCGACCGCATCCTCGCCGCCCGCCTCGATTTCGGCCGGGATGGGCAACTCGTCAATCGGCCGCCCCTTACCCTGTTGGTCGTCGTACCAGGTGTCGTACAAAACCAGGAAGATATGTTGCGTCCAGCGGAAATATTCCACGTCGGTAGTGGCCAGTTCCCGATCCCAATCGTAGCTGAACCCCAGCATCTTCAACTGGCGGCGAAACGTGTTGATGTTCTTCTCTGTCGTCACCCGCGGCGGCGTGCCCGTCTTCTTGGCATGCTGTTCGGCCGGCAGCCCAAACGCGTCCCAGCCCATGGGATGAATCACGCTGGTTCCCAACATCCGCTGATACCGGCACACGATATCGGTAGCCGTGTACCCCTCTGGATGGCCTACATGCAACCCATCTCCACTAGGGTAGGGGAACATGTCTAAAGCATAGAACTTCTTCCCCCCCGGCAGCCGCTCGGCGGCAAACGTGCGGTTTTCTTCCCAGAATTTCTGCCATTTGGGCTCGATCGTGGCCGGGTTGTAGCGGGGCATGGTGTTATCCGTTTTATATCTATTGAGTAGTAATCAATGTGATTGTCACACAAACGGCCCATTTTATCCGCTAGGGGTGAAATGGCAAAGGGAAGCCGCCGACACCCTGGAAAACAGGACCTTGCAACCTCGCCAACCCGAGGTATAATTAAAATGGCGTTTTTCACGCTTGTGTATCTGAAATGCCGATACATCTTCACTCTCGGGGGCGAACCGGGTTCGACCGGGCAGTCGAAGTGTAAGTGGCGTGTCGTGGTTGGTCAGTGGGCCACGTTAAAAGCTGACTATATATTTATTTGCCGAGAATAATCTCGCAATGGCTGCCTAGAGATAGACAGCCCTGGCTGAGGGCTTTTACCGAAGAGGCCCAAAAGCTGGTCACCTAATTTCGGTTCGTCCCGAGTCGCTGTCGGCCACGCTCGGGATTAAAAAAGCTGCTGACTAGGTTGCCATTCACCCAGTCGGTAGGGGGTTTGGCGAGCGAAACTCAAATTATCCGACTACACACGTAGAAGCTTACATGGAAATGTCGCGGGACGCGGGTTCGATTCCCGCCGCCTCCACTTTTCTGTTTCATTGTCAGCCGGAGACATCGGCTGCCTTTTGGCGTCATAACCCCTGCTACCACAGGGGTTTTCGCTTTCTCCCCCCGGCTCCTCATCCGGACTCTCTTGGTCATCCGCTGCCAACTCATGACTGCTTGAGCCAGCCGATTTCCTGACAATATCCTGACAAGGTGCCGGCAGCGACCGTAGGGCCTTGGCCTGGTCGTCTAGAGAAATATGCGTGTAACGCATGGTCATTCGAACATCACTATGACGAGCGAGTTTGCGTGCTTCAGGAAGTGTTGCTCCATTCCGCAGCAATTCCGTGATGTGCGTATGCCGCCCAGCAGCGTGAAAATCGGCGATACCGTCCTCGTTTTCGTACTCAATCCCCGCGCGTTCCAGAGCCTTCTTTACCATTAGCCAGGTTTTCCGTTTGCCTAGTTTTGGGAACAGCGGTTCGTTTCGGCCAACATCCTTAATCCATTCGTGGAGCATGGGAACCAGATCGGCATGAAGCGGCAGAATGTCCTTCTTCCGGTGTTTTGAGGATTTCGCCTCAATCGTGACCGTTGGCTGGCCTGTGTCAAAATCGAAACTCTTCGGTGTGAGGCTCGCGAGTTCACCTTTTCGCAGACCGGTCATATAGGAAAGGGTGTAGATTCTTGCCCGCTCTTCGCCGGTATAGCACTGAATGCTTTCGCCACTTTCCCGGGCCGACATTAAAAGCCGGGAAAATTCGTGAGTTGTAAGAGCACGCCGAGGATGTCGAACGTCTAGGCCCGCATTCAGGCGTGGAATTCCAGCAACAGGACTTTTATCTAGCAGCCTGCGACCAACCATCCAATTGCACCATGCATCAATCGCTTGAATGTAATGGTTGTAGGTCCGAAAACCGATACCATCTTCTTCACGAAGTTCTGTAAGAAACGTTTCGACATCACCAGCGTTCAGGTCACGCAAAGTTGAAAATTCACAGCCATTAATTATTTTCTGCACACGAGCGATTGTCAATTTGACATGCTTTTCAGAATTCTCCTTGGCGAGCAAGCTCCGTTTATAGTTCTTCAAGTGCTCTTTAACGGAAGAATTCTTCTTTGCGGCATGTTCCTCCTGTTCACCATCGATCAATCCGAGTAGACGCTGTCGACTTTCCCTTTCCGTCTTCGCCGCAAGTTGTTGGGTGAGCCCTTTGTCGGTGAAGCCCTTCTTCATCCTCTTCTTTCCGTGTTGGTCCTGGCACTCGAAGTACCAATGTGCATTTCGCTTCCCCTTGTCACGGCCAAGTTTGAATATTGAAGCCATTTTTCTTTCTTTCTGTATTTATTCATTCATGTAACTGCTGGTCATATTTTATCCACTTCCAGAGTTTATGTCGGTCATGTTCTGCCAGTCTGTCCTCTGTGGACATCCCGCTGTGATCCAACGGTGTAGCTCCTCGACACGCCATCGCTTCATGGCGCTCCCACCGATATTGATTGCCGACGGTATTTGTCCCGCCGAGTCTTTTCTCCACCATGTTCGCAGAGACATACTGCACATCGCTGATGCCTCTTTCGCCGACACCAGCAAACTCGCAGCTCCAGAATCTACCTGCTGTTTATTCATATCAAATTCCCCCGCAAAACGTGGGGCAGAGGGTCGCCCCAAAGCTCCATCGGTAGTGCCGTCCCATAGGAATCTCGGCGCGTTTCTTCACAGTCACCGCTTTGGTCAAACAAAGCATTCTCCCGGGAATGGGCCCTCAAGCAAACTGTGAGGCCGTGCTGTATATCGGGAGAACTAGAATTCAAGCCTTCCAGAATTTCAGAGTCAGACGCCACGATTTGCGACTGATGTACCCCTAGCCTGATCGGTGGTATGCCCGCCCCTGTAAAAGAAATCTCTTGCAGACCGGAAAGTCTGCAGCCATCACCTGGAGAAACATGGTCAAATCGCATACTCATTACAAGAAATCACCTCCAGCGTGCTTGTTCAGCACGTCAAAAAATGACCTCTTGCTGTACGATTTGAGGGATCCGCCTCGTGACAGCTCACGCAGTGCATCTAAACCCTGCGAGCAACGGATCACTTCCACACCGGCATCGGTCCAGACCAATTCATATTTTTCTGGACCTTGGCATCCGACATGGTTGCCAACCATCGCTGATCTTCAAAATCAAATGTGCTAACCGGCCTAAAGACCGACTCTATTCAAGTCTATTGCTATTATACTCCCTTGGCAACTCAAAATTTCTGATTTCATTTTTCTGTGGCCGTGTCCAAGAAAGAATGCTTGTAAGCTTTAACTTGCAAGTTTCCATGGCGGCATCAACACCCGCCAAAAACTCGTCACGCAAGTGATAAAGCGTCTGTTCGGAAGTCCCAGACCGCCTTCCAGCTCATCCGAATCACTTAATATGTTTATAAACCGCTCTCCTGTCAGACCGTGGGTCAGTAACCTCTCTCTAGGTTGACGCCCACACTGCTGACTGCAGCGGATCGCCGTCAGTCCGCAGTGTGGGCCATGTTGATCGGCTAAATCGCCGAGGGCGTCGTTTCTGGCAGTAGCGAGATCAGTTTTTCGACACTTTCGCGCAGATCGTCGGAGAGCCAACGGGGGGCAACACTGACGTTCCCTGTAACATCGGCCTCCACTGTAATGCGTCCTCCTGCAATTTCGAGCCCCCTGAAAGTGCAGTTTCCCTCTCCCGGGCCTTCCAGACCATCTTCACTGATCCCGGCAAGATGGTCCGGGGAAAGCCGGTCTATCTTTTCGGCTAATTCGTCCCAGGCCGCAAGCAGTGGGCAAGCCTTGCCTTCCTTTGTAAATTGTTGAACAATCCTCTCAAGGTCCGTCCGATAAAGACTTTGCATCTCAAAAATCTCCTAAACAAAACTGTGCCAATTATCGCCATTCCCAAAAGGGTGTGGTGTCAACAGCGTTTGAGCTCATACCCAAATTCCGATGGCCTCTTCAGCACAGGTCAAACAAGGCATCGAAATATAATGCGCCGCTACGTATATTGCGCCAATAATCGTCTGGCAATGCCATAATTGCTCTGACAGTTACCGGCTGGGCGGGTATGTCCTCCAAGCAAGGAGAGAAGGGCAGGTGCCATCCTAGATGGAACTCTACTCGGCGGAGCCTCCTTTGCGCCGACCCAGGGGAAGCTTGGCGGCGCCGTGTCGCTGGCCGGTGATGACGACTACGTCGATATCATCAACCCTGTCATTCCGGACGATCCCGCGGCTTGCTCGTACAATGTATGGTTCAAGCACAACGGTGTGGATCCGCACCTCGACGGGATTATTGAGACTACTGGCGATACCTTGCGCAGATCGGCCATTATACTCCTATGCCTAAGAGTGAGAAGTCGGCATATTCGTAAACCTGCTCGACGTAAGCCGCCACCGGCTTCTTAATCAGTCGCTTGGCAGTGGTATCTTCGGCATCGGCATAGCTCACCCAAAGATAATCCCAACCGCGTTTTTCCGTGATCGTGATGTCGCCCAGGTCCAGATTGACGACGTTAGGGCTGGCCGCGAAGCGGTAGTTGATGGACCAGTTGTCCATGCCCGTCTTGGAACCCTGTGCGCCTAGAAAAAGAACCTCGCCAATGGCGAAGCCACGAAAAGGATAGAGGTTAACCTTGCCTGTTAGGCCAAAGAGCGTTAGTTTATATGTGCCGTCGGCCAGAAGCGCATGGTCAAGATCGTGGGTTTCGCCGAAATTGAAGATAGGCGTGGTAATGTCAACGCCCTCGACATTGTCCTTGCTAACGCCGATTGCGCCGTGGAAGTTGGGCGGTGTTTCTCCGGAGGGCGCATAGGAGTTCACTGTATCGAGGCTCTGTGTCACGCGTTGTGTGCCGCCGGAGGTGTCGAAGGTCCAAGTCGACTCACCTTCCTCGGGCTTACCGTAATTAACGGTGCCCTCCCAGGCGTATTCGGCCGTACGCTCCAGATGGGCCGTAAGGCGGGCCAGGTTGTTGTAGACCAACGGTGAAAACGCCAAGAGTGCGTTGCCAGCCGCGATATCATCGTCGGTACCCAGGACGAGAAAGACCAGATCCACGCTGGGATCCTTGCCGCCGGTCGTTTCGCGGCTTTCCCATTTTTCCGTGACGGTGATTGCCATTATCCGAACCTCATATCATGGGCCTTCTGCACTAGCTTCTTGGTATTGGCCGCCGTGGCCTCGGTGGCGAGGGCAACTTTTTCCATGGGACCGGCGGAGCTTAACCCGCGGGCGGCCATGGCGTTGAAGGTGCCCTTGCTGCTAAGCTTGCTGAGATCGAAGGCCAGGTTGCCACCCGCCAAACCGGCCACTGTGGCGGCCAGCTGCGGTTCCTCGATTGTCAGGTCGGCCTCTTCCTTGGCGGAACGCTTCTTACTAGCAAGATCCAACGCCTCCTGCCACTCGCGACGTGCCTGTTCTAGCTCGGCCCGTCCTTGGGCTGCCTGACCGGACTCACGCAGCTTACGAAGACGTGCATCCTCGGCCAGTTGATCTTGGGTGCCCTGGCGGTCGTTTTCAATCTCTTGCTGCTTGGCTCGTGTTTGGGCATCGATGTCTTCGACTTGGCCGGGTTGCATCTGTCGCTTATTGGCGAAATCTTCTTTGAGATTCTTACGCACGTCGTCGACACTGACGCCCTCGATTACGGCAACGATGGGTGCAATCAAATCGGCCATCGATTCGGTGAAGCCGCTGTTGCTAAACTCCAGCCACTTTTTCTTCAGGAAACCGATAGCTTCAACCCAAGCCGACTTGATCTTGGCAACCGCGTCGGTAAAATACATGGCCAAGCCCATAACCCCGTCAGCCCAAAACCCCTTGAACTCGATCCACAGACCAGACAGCCAGGCGATGCCGGTTTCCCAGGCAATTTTGAGAGAGAGCCAGAGTATCCTGGCAGCCAGCGAAATATCACCGGCGGCCAACGCGTCGGCGATCCCGCCCCAGGCCTTACTGGCCGTGGCTGCGAGTGCCGTGAACTTCTGGCTCAGCCAGCCCAAGACCTGCTTCCCGACCCCCGAGGCATACAAAAAATACCCACCCAGACCGATAAGGGCTGCCGCCACGATACCTATGGGCGAAACTAGCGCCAGAATAGCCGCCCCGATGCCACCCAATACGGCTCCCACAGTTGAAATGATCGTCACCAGACCACCCACGGCCGCGCCCGCCAGGGCCAGCGCACTGCCTAGGCCTACGAATATCGCACCGGCCGCAGTAACCACAGCCGCCATTTTCATGATAGATATAATAGTATCCTGGTTGGCCTTAGCCCAATCCATGGCCGGCCGCACAACGTCCATCACCCGTTTGGCTAGATCGGAAAGTGACGGCGCCAGGGCCGCGCCCACCTGCATGGCTGTCATCTTCAATACGCCCCACAGTCGATACCAATCGTCCGTCAATTTGGCGGCCGCCGTGGCGTCTTCGCTGCTCATGACCAGCCCCAGGTCCTTAGCCTCTTGCATCATGGTGGCCATGCCCGCCGCGCCGTCTTTGAGCATGGGCAGCATGGCCGTGCCGGAGCGGCCGAATACCATAGACGCCAGTGCCGCTTTCTCGGTTTCGTTACTCATGCGTGAGAGCGCATCGACCGATTCCATATATAATTGTTCGGTGCCCTTAAGTTGCCCGTTAGCATCCTTGACATTAATACCCAACGCGCCGAAAGCGTCTGTGGCCGTCGACAGGCCGCGTGTGGCATCGTAGGCCGTGCGCTGCATGCGGCGAATGCCACCTTCCAACGACGCTATGTCCGAACCGCCCAGTGCGGCCGCATGTCCAAGTTGCCCCAGGAACTCCACAGACACACCCACACGCCCGGACATCTTATCGAGGGCGTCCCCGGCGGCCATGAAGGACTTGACACTGCCCAGCAGGGGTGCCATCATGGCACCACCGGCGGCCATGGCTTTGGCGCCGATGGAAGTCAGCCCCGCGCCCCAGGCCTTCAACTTGGCCGAGGCCCGCTTCAACCCGCGCGCAAGCGGGTGTCGTCGGCGAACAGTTCCACAAACGCGCGTCCTGCTCTGATACCTTGGCTTGCACTCATGCTCTACCGTCCACAAAAACCGTCTTGAGAATTGATAAATCCTTGGCCATCACCCGCCTGCGAGGCTTGTTTGCGATCACATCCTGCGGCAGCGGGTTGAAATCACGGGGATGTTTCGTCGCCGCGTCGGCCGTTTTGTTGGCGTTGTAGAGCATGGCCAGCACGTGGCTGGTACAATCCCAGGCCAGACGCTTGCGGCCTTGTGCCATCCAGGCCAGCTCTCGCAGCGTTAGAGGGCCGGGGTCGACGCCGATAATGCCGGCCGATTCGTAAATGAATCGCCAACTTTCCCCAGCGCCGCTTCGATCTCGCGACTCAGACTCGGGCTCTCGAGCCGCTGGCGGATCAGTTCGGCAGCCCGATCCGCCAGATTGTCGAACTTCGCAATCGCCGCCTTGAGGTTCTCCCTGTCGGCGGCAGAGGGGAAAAAATCGACCAGTTCCCCCAGCAGTGCCCGCTTGGCGTGTAAGATCGAGTCGCCTCCCATAGCCTGGCCAAACTGCTCGTCGGAGACGCCTTCCGCATCCGCCTGCGGCTTGCAGATACAGTATATAACGTCGCACAGGAGAATAGGATCCACCATCAGCCGCTCGAGGATCTGCTTGACGTCCAAAAGATCCTCTTTGAGTAGATCTCGAACACGCTTGACAGCGTCGACGTTGACGGCAATGGACCAGGTGCGACCCGTTGTATCGGAAAAAGTTTTCACGGGGAGATAGCTCCTTGTATAAGCAGAAGGGATGTTGATAATGAGGAATTAAGAAACCAGAATGAAGAATGAATTAGGAATGACGAAGCCCGAATGAAGAAGGTTTCGTCATTCTGATTTCTTAATTCTTTCCTCATTCTGATTTCCACATTCGACATTTTCACTAAGGAACCGTGTACCACGCCGGCGGATGATCGCTATAGGTAGGCTTGGCCGTGATGGGCACCTCCATGGCCTCGGTGAGTTGTTCCTCGCGGCCGAACCCAAAGACTTCCATGCTGGCCCGTAGGCCTTGCGAGCCACTGGTGGTGATATCACCGTCCATGACGGCGAACTCGATGGGTGTATCGGCGAACCAGGCCGTATGCAGGGCCGTGAAGTCGGGATCATCCGTGTCGTAGACCATGGCCCATTCCAATGAACCCTTCTTGAGCGAAGAAATGACAGCTTCCCAACCGTTGTTACCACGCGTGGTGGCGTCGGCTTCGCCCTTCTCCATCTTCAGCGAGAGGTCCTTGATGTTCTTCATCTCCGTCCACACGGGCGTTTCATAAGTGCCCGTGTTGCGGTAGGTTTTGCCCTTGAGGCCCAGTATGGCTCCCATGTCGCGGCTCCTTTTTGCTAACGAATTGAATCCCGCCACATGGCGGGCAGTTTGGGTTTTTGCTTCTCATAAGCCGGGCCCATGTAGGGCCGAGGCTTTATCCTGATCGCTTTGCGTTGCTTGTCCGAGCTTCTCGAGCGGCCGTCATGCTCGAGTGCCGCGGGCGCCTGGCCCCGTTTACTACCCAACCGCTTGGGCCCGATGACCACCGATCGCCTAGCTCGTTCGTATGCGTAGAGGATAAAACGCTTCAACAAACCAGCGTGCGAACTGGGCGACTGGCCGCTGGTCGACACGCGTTTCCGCCGACGTATACTCTGTCTGGCGCCACGGCGGACCAGAAAACCAAACCGCGACAACACGCGTCGCTCGGCCTGCTGTGCGGATCGCTTAATCTTTTTTGTATCTAATTTAAGGCCACGTAACTTATTGATACGAAAACCGATCATGTGGCCCGCCGTACGCTCGTCAGTCGAACGGCCTCCACAGCGGCAACGCTCGTGGCTGCATCCACACTTGCCGCGGCCGCAACGTAGTCTGGGTCGCCAATGCCAAACGTTGCCGCGACTCTTCGGCCAGGGCCGCTTTCCTGGCCGCCTTAATGGCGGGCAGTCGAAGCTTGTTGATAGCCGTTTTCTGGGACTTGCTGGCTTCTTGCACTCGGCCGTTCTTGAAAACCCGATATTGAACTGGAATTACCTGCGCCTCACGTATCCCGGCCGGGTTCTTAATCCAATCCGGCGAAGGCGGTTCGTGCGCAGAGAGGAGAATTGCACCGTTTGTGGGATTGTAATAATCGGCCATCATCAATTCCTATAAAACATTGCCGGAGGCAAGGATATGCGGCGGATGCTCCGCCTCGGTCGTGCCACTGTTTACAACAGCAACTGCGCTAATCTCTTCGTTCAGGCCACCACACATGGGCAAATACCAAGTCGGCCGCGGGCCGATATCCACCGGACGCACACCGGCAACGAGTTTTGCAATCTCATCGCTGCACAACGCAACATTCCACTTGGCCCATTCGGCCATGTCGCCTTGAAAATATCGTGTGCCTGGTACATTACTTCGCGTGCCCAAATACAACGGTTCCGCGACATTGACTGTATCAACCGAGGTGGCATCAACAGTACCGCGTGCTATGCCATCGACGAACTGTCTGATCGTGTTCCCATCACGCTGCAACAATACATGTCGCCAGGCAACAGTGTCGAAGACCATATTCACGATGAGTGCAGAGGTACCGTCGCTGTCTGCGATATTTGCGGTGAGGACATTGGTCACTGCTTGTACGTACCAATTAACCGATGGCGTGGCGTTGTAGCCGCCATGCGAATAGAAATAATGGTGGGACGCGCTACTAACGTCCGTCAGCCTTATCCACCCCGCAATCGTCCAGTCGCTATCGGGTAGCGTTAATGACGCGTTGTCGGCCAGCGTTATAAGGCTGGATGTTCCGTTGAAATGTCGGGCCATAAATTTACCTCGTAGGCACCTCGATGGTCAAGTGGTACAAACGTAAGTCGCCCACGAGATTGTCGTCGACAAGATTGTTTCGTCCGAAGCTGAATACGATCAACCGACCGGCAGCCCACGGCAAATACGTGTACTCTTGCTCGTGAAAATGGATCGTGTTGGCCGTATCAGCCAGCGAATGCGGCACGATCAGACCCTGGGTCGTCCAGGGGGCGGCAATATTACTGCCATCACCGGCTCGAATCTTCTGGCCGATGGCGGCATGACCAGCCAGTTGATCAGTACACCCAGCTACGCCAGCAAAACGCAGCAGCGACAGTAAGGATTTCGTGTGAATCGTGGTTGGGGCATCGTTAGTCTGAGCAGGCGCAAGAGTATGTGAGAACGGAGAGCGTAGATGGATTATTGCCACGATATTTCGAAAAAAACAAAAGCTCGATAGGCAGGTTTGCGTGCCCATTTGCGATAGCACCGTGCGGCCGGCATGTTTGGCATCCTAATAGTGCTGGCGCTGGAGAGGGTGGCCCCGAAATTAACTTCTAACCCGTGGCGCCCGGTGGCTCGACTTCGTTGATATCGTAAAGGTAACAGGGGGGCGCCAGTACTTCAAAATCGCAAAGCAACACTTCACGAAGAGATGTTCGACTGACCACCTTGCATTCTTCGATTTGCGAGGAGTCCGTGATGGCGATACAAACTCGATTTGCGTGGTGACTTGTGAACAATGATTCGATTGTCGTCAGCAACAAATCAAGTCTTTGAACACCGTTAGTCGGCAATCCGATTTTCGCCTCGGAAACATAGTCTTCGAAGTCAATCAGATAGGTCGCGTTTTTACTCTCTGGTCGATCAGTCACCATGAAGACCAGCGAATTTGCCGTGGGCTGGTAATCAACGGTGAAGTTATAGAGTTCATCCGGTCTGATCAAGACGATACCCAGCCCTGTTGACTGTTGTAGTTCGTCGGCAATCTCTTCTGCGGATGAGATCGGATCTACGAATTCTGCAAATCCATAAACCTCATTTGACACTGTCCTGTCCTCCAGGTTTTGTCATCGTAAGATGGACCGTCGGGCTTCTCGTTCGGTGCCTGTCCAGGTATGCCATGAGTATTGCTGTGTATGAAACAACTTCCAACGCGAAGAGCGCTATTCCAGTTCTGAGCCCTTTTCGTCTTTGACTATTCCGTTTTGACTCCCAATTACAACGTTCGCTATTAGTCTTCTTGTCTGAGATTTTTGATATACGCTGACTCAGAACCATCCCAGTGACATTTCACACACCTGCCATCCCTGAATTCATGCGTGCATTGTTCATAGCCATATAGAACATGAGAACATTCTGAACACAACGAATCCATTTTTGAGGATTCCTTGTCGTACAAACTGCCGCATTCATCGCAGATTTTCAGTCTCGACTTGTCCATGCTCTTTTTCAATTCTAATCCAAAGCTTTGCATCAGCGACGGAGCCTATCAGTATCCGTCCTATGCTTGCGCCATACTTTCCTGTTTGTAAAATGAAACATCAAAACAAATCCGTCCGTGCATCCGACACTTTAATTTGCATTTCTACGTTTTCACCGTCTAGCTTACTGGAAATGCTATGGATGGTTACTTTGAAGTTTTCGGTGGTGGCGGGGAGGATGGATGGGCTGATTCTGGCTTGGTGCTCGTCGATGAATTTTCCGTCCTCGTAGAATTCGATATCTAGCTCGATGCCTTTCCATGTCGCCTTGCCGTTGTTGGTTATGGTACCGAGTAGTTCGAGGGTGTCGCCGTAATTTTCTTCGTTGATGGTGACGACAAGATCTTTTCTGAAATCGCCCTTGGGCATATACATCCTGAGCATGGGGATCAAGGCGATTAGCATCAGCGGTAGAAAGAGCAGCGACCAGAGCCACTGCTTCTTGCCCCAGGACATATTTAGGTTTGTGATCTCCGAATCACAATTTGAACATTTTATTGTGGCTTTCAT